GGAATGACGCTTGGTTGTAGCTCATATATGTGATGAACCTGTCGGTGTAGTACTGCGCTAAGTCACGAGCCTTGCCGACCAAATAGTCAACCTCAATCTTTTCAGCCGTTGTGCTATTCTCGGAGTTGTGCTTGAACACCCCACCATTGCCGATGGTATAAGCAGCAAAAGGCAAGTACTCCACCATTGCCCAATGGATAAGCATAGGCTGCAAGTAATCATTCACCAACGCCAAGTAAGGGTTGGCAAGAGTATTGGCGATGATGTCGTTGCTGATTTTATCATACAACTTCGTGCCTGTGTAGTTTTGGATGTGAATCTCCTGTGCTATCTTAATGAACTGGATAAATTTGTCTGTGTCCACGTTGCCTCCAATCGCGGTGTTGCGAACTAAGTCCTCTCGTTTAATCCAAAGTGCCGTTGCCATATCTTATCGTGGGTTTATAAATCCTTCATTGGGCATATCAACAGGCCGCTTCGCTACGTTTGTAGGATTGGTCTCAAGTACCACGCCCTCCTTCTTTGCCTTGTTTACACTCACCTCTGCGTTGGGGTTGCCGACATCGGGAGTTACGCCTTCGCCTTTTGCCAAGTACGTCTTGCGCATCCAAAAGTGATGACATCTTGCACCGCCCTTGTATAACCATATTGAATAGGTTGCTGCTCCTTCAGGACCAAAGCCTGCGTTAACAGATTGACCCCCCATACGAAGCACATCCTCTTTGCGGTACACCTTGCCCGATGCTACCATCTTCTTGCAGAACTCACGGCTATTGGTCTTTGTAGTTTCGGGAGCGTAAGCATAACGAACTTTGTACCTCTTGCCTTCTGCCGTTACGCCATCTTGGCTGCTCTTGGCGTTAGGGAATGCGCTGCCTGTTGATGCAAAAGCGTACTTGCTTAATGCCTGCTCCGCATCGTAGTCAACGGGTCTTTCATCTACAAGCTCCCACTCATCCATATTCACGACCTCGCCTACTTCTTCTAAAGCAGCAAACGCCTCCTCAAACATCTCATCGCTCGGCTCTTGGCTTGACAATTTAACGCCAGTCTCCTCCTCACGAGTCTCCATATCCATAGGCGTAACTACGTCTTCGGTAAACTCCAATGGCTGAAGGGTCTTGAAGTACAAGTTTAGGCTGATGTCGTTGTACGCAAGAATCATATCAATGCCGTCAATGATAATCTCCTGCTTGGGGCGAATAACAAGGTTATCCAAAAGAGTAGATGCGGTCTTTAGCTCATCAGCGTTGTTACCTAATCCCGAATTGTCCTTGATGCCTAAAAGCATAGGGCTGACAATACGATGCGAGACCATTATCTTCTGCGTGGCTTCAGCACTCAAGAATTGGTACTGCTCTGCGGCATCCGATAGCTGCACAGGGTCAACCGTTGCAGCAAGGTCTTTGTTATCGTTAAACGCAAGGATAAACTTCCCCGAGTTTGAACTACCGCTAAACTTCGTTGCTATTTGCTGCTCAATGCTTCTGCGCTCCTCCTCGCTCGGTACTCCGTTGTTGAAGTTAATCAGCATAGAAGGCGAGAGGCCGTTCTGAATGTTGTTGATGTGGTAGTTGGCAATCTCCTCCTCAAGCTCTGCGTATGGAAGGCCACCTTGATAGTCAACTGGGGAGTAGTAGTAGAATCCTGCTCGGTATGGTTTGATGTAAAGAATCTCTAATCCCTCACGGCTTGTGCCAAACGCAGGGATGCGTACCGCAGTTTCTTTTCTTGCCCTTACATCGTTCCAATCCTTTGCGTAGTAGTATGCCTCAATCTCGCCCTCTTCGTTGCACCTTGCGGCTCGGAGCGTCTCTACGGGTATGTGCTGCACCTCTACAATCATATTGTGGTCTTGTGAGTACACTACCTGAAATGAGCATTGCCCCATCATAACGTAGTCCGCTACGACCTTCTGCAAGCAGGCTTTCGTGAACAGGCCACGCATCGCTGCGTACTCGCTCGGCTTTTTGGAAGAATCCGTTGCATCCAGTCCCTTACCATAGGTCATATCCATCAAAGAGTTGAGGATAGCGTTGTTCGTGGGTGAGCCGTTGTAGCGGTCAATTAGGTAGCCGAAGTAGTCGTTGTTATCTCCGTATTCTACATAGTCCTTCCCTTGCACCTCTTTAACGACAGGTGTGGTGTAGGAACTGAAGTTCACAACGTGGACTTTAGATGATGATGTACTCATTGTCATAGCTTGTTTCTTCGGTGTAGACGTTTTGATTCACCGTAAATTTCTCGTAATCTGTTTGCGAAGTTACGAATACCCTGTCCCGATATATTAGATTTCCCGATGCGAATACTTTCAAGCCATAGAATCTATTGTTGACAAGGCTGAACGTGCCTGTAAGGGTCATAAAACCATTCGCAGAGGCAGCAGTAACCGCAGGTGTTGCGGTGGTGTTTGTTGATTCATCAATCAGCGCAATCGTAACGCTCGCAGGAAATGTGCGTGGTATGATTACAATGGCTTGTGGCGAGGCTGATACTTGAAGAATATGCATCTTAACTAAATAACCTTTTAATTCAGATTTGTTTGAAAATAGAAAAGGGGCTTGCGCCCCCTTAACTATTCTGCCTTGCGGTAGGTTACGAGTTTGAACCCACAACAATCGTGTCAGTTGCACCTGCAAGTCCTGCGAATGGATTGGCAGTAGTAGCACCTGCGATGAAGTTGGCAGGCATTGTCTCTTGCCCTTCCATTGTCAAAGTGTAACCCGATAGGTCACCCATTGCCGCACCAGTTACAATCGTTCCACCCGTTACTTCAGCACCGTTCACCATCCCCATAAGGAATGCGTTGCCATTGTAGTCTTGTACGATAACGTAAGGGCGGCCATAAGCAAGCAACTTCAATTCTTTGTTGTCCTCCTTTGTGAGTTTGGTCAACGTCAAATTCAAAGTCTGCGTGAAGAAGGTGGTACCATTCTCACGGCTTGAGTTAAAGGTCTGCTCAAAAGATGAGTTACCTTTTACCAAGTATTGATAAGCAGAGAAAGTACCACTAATGTTGGTAATTTCATCGTTGGTGAGGGTTACCGTACCCAAGTCACCGAAGTCTACAAAGTACACGGCATAAATGCCACCTACTACGTCTTTACAGGGTACTGCCCTGCCTTTTGTTAAATCACAAGCCATTGTTTCTTTGTTTTATTAGAATTAAAAAAGGGGGCGAGGACATAGCCCAAGCCCCCTCTTGATTTACATTAGCTCGGATTAAGAGTAGAGAACTACGTCTGAACCGATACCGTACTGAACTCCTGCGAAGAAGCGTAGGATAACACGGATGTTGTCGCTACCGTCCAAATCTGACATGTCAAGGACACGCACTTCTTGGCGCTCATTTACCAAACCGCAGCCGAAGAATAGGTTGGAAGATTCAGCAGCAACCATCTTGTTAGAAGGAAGTCCGTTTGCCATAGCAACGCGGATGCCATCAAAGTACAAGTCTCCGTTGCCGTACCAAGTAGTGCCTTTGTTGTCAACACCATTTGCTCCAAGACCAGAAGTTCCGAATCCACCAAGAGCGCGGACATAAGCCTTTGCTACGTTTTGTGGAACGTAGATAGTCAGGTCTGGTTTGCCGTAAAGGGCAGCGGGGATAGCATCTACAACTTTACCAAGCTCTGCGATTACGTTAGCAGCAGTTACGGTTGTAGCGGTTACGTCAATAACGTCAGAGTCAGCAGTCATCAAAGAAAGGAATCCAGAGAACTCACCTGCGCTTGCAGCGTTTCCGTTCCAAATGTTCTGCTCAATCTTCTGTGAAGTCTTGGCAGCAACGTGAGCAATCAAGAAGTCAGCGAAAGAAGCGGGGATGCTATCGTAAGCAGAGAAACCCATTTGACCACCAATCCAAGAATCGTAGTAGTCCTTCTTGCAAAGCTGCAAGTTCACTTGGAATGGCTCAACCTCAAGGATGCGGTCGGTCAAAGTCAAGGTAGAAGTTGCATCAAAATCGCAGCTCGCGTCTCGCACGATTGAATCGGTGTTAACCTTCTGAAGGGTGGTGCGGTAGTTTACGTTTGGAAGAATCTCGATGAGACCTTTGTCAAGCGTGTCTGCGCTCAAAAGAGCAGCAGAGATGTACTTACTGGCAAATTGTCCAGCGTACGAAGTGGTGATTGAAGTAGTTGTTGCCATTGTTTATTTGTTATTTATTCATTCGTGCAAGGACTCGGTCAATAGTCTTTTCGGGACGGTTTGAACTCATCTTTTGGACTTGCTTTGTTTCGGGGTTGTGCTTGATGGCTTTCGCAGCAGGTGCGGCAGATAGTTCAGCTTTGATAGCTGACATCTCCTCCTTCTTGGCGTATGAACCCATCTCCTCACGCATTCCTTTCATCTCCTCACGCATCATTGCAATCTCCTCGAGAACTTTCTCAATGACTGCAACAACCGCAGGGGCTTCTTCTTTTACCTCTACCTCTGCGAGTTCTACCTCTGCTTCGGGGGCTTCAACTTCTACTTCTACTTCGGCAGCAGCTTCTTTAATTTCAGCGATTACGCCTTCTTCTTCGATGACCAAAATACGGCCATCTTCAAGTAGGTGTTCGCCAACTGGAGCAGCAACTCGGTCTTCGCCACTAATGACAAATACTTCGTTACCTGCTTCAAATGATTCAGCCTCAAGAACGGCTCCGTTCTCAAGTGTCATTTGCTCGAACTTAACCTCACGGATGGAGGACAGTTCAGCAAGGATGCGGTTTAGGATATTGTTTGCTTTCATATCTAACTAATTAAAGGGGTTTTGATTATTTGTAACATTTTTAAGGATTGATAACTACGGTTCCCTGCCCGACAAGCGAGCCGATACCCTGTGCTTGCAATGAGCCATCGCAGCAGTTTGACTTGTAGGTGTTGTCTGGGCATAAGCACCCACGCCTTCCACCTCGTGGTGAAGCGACAGGGAGTTTTTGTGGTCTATTCATTGTTAAGTTCTTTAAGTTTGGATTCTGCCCAACGCTTGCCCGCAAGACCGCCCCATAGTAGGAACGATATTGTGCCACAGGCTTGCGTGTCATTCTCATCGTAGTATTCTTCGGCTCTTGAGAGATACGAGTACATCCGTGTGATGGTCTCTACGCTCACAGGCTTGCCCTGTGCGAGTTGCTGCGCTCTTACCTTACCGACAGGAGTTGCACACTTATTGCCGTTCTTCTCGTTTAGTTCAATGCCACGCTTGGCGTTGTTGCTTACGGCTTGTGGATAGTCAGAGTATGACTCCATCTCAATACGTTTGCCCGACTTCTTGCGACCATCTCTTTTGATGATAGCGACAATCTGCGATAGCATCAACGCTGCTTCCTGCTCTTCTATTTGTGCCATCTCTTGCTTGGCAAGGTTCAGCTTGTCCACGAAGTACCCCTCAATAGAGAAGCCTTTGACCTTCCCTGTCTTGACAAAGTTTGTCCAAATCTCTGGGTTGTTGACTTTCATAGATACCATCCAAGTGCCTATGGGCAAATCAAAGCCGTACTTCTTGCTCTTGTCTTGTACGTCATCCTCAATAATC